ATAATCCAATTATCATTTTGGTAAAATCATTTATACTAATCATTTCATCAGAACCGATATTAACAGGCCCCTTAAAATCTGATTCCATTAATCTAACTATCCCTTCAATACATTCATCAATATATAAAAAGGAACGTGTTTGTAAACCATCTCCATATACTTGAATTACATCACACTCCTTAGCTTTTGCTACTTTACGACAAATAGCAGCTGGTGCTTTTTCTTTACCACCATCATATGTTCCATATGGACCATAAATATTATGGAATCTAGCTACCCTAATATCTAATTTTGGAAAATCTTTATTAAATACAAAGTATAATCTTTCACTAAATAATTTCTCCCATCCGTATTCACTATCTGGTTCAGCAGGATAAGTTGAATCTTCAGTGCATTTTGGATTATCTGGGTCTAATTGATTATACTCTGGATAAACACAAGCAGAAGAAGAATAAAATACTTTTTTAACATTTTTCATAGAACAAACTTTTAGTACATTTAAATTAATTAAACATGAATTATGCATTACATCTGAATCATGATCACCTGTATTAATATATGTTGAACCTCCCATATCTGCAGCCAATTGATAAACTTCATCAATAGTATCATCAATAACTAAATTAACATAATCAAAATTTCTTAAATCTCCGATAATAAATTCATCTGCATCCAAAGTCTTAAATTCGTGCCATTTAATATCAACACCCCTTACCCAACAGCCCATACTCTTTAATTTTGTAGCTAAATGACCACCAATAAATCCTCCGGCACCTAAAATAACAATTTTCTTCATATATAAATTATAATAAATGCAATCTTTAATATAATTTATATAAAATTAATAAATACTTATTTACACATAAATTTATTATACAATTCTCGATAATTATGATTATCCCAAAATTTTGAAATACCTTTAAAATGTAAAATCGAAGCTTCTGCAAGTTCATATTTACGTTTAGTAATAACATTAAATTTATTTGGTAATAGTGTATAATTAGGAGCAATAATATGTAAAATCCCTTGTGTTCCTCTAAATTGCACTATGTTATGTTTAATGGTATGTTTTAATATATCTAACAGTATATTTAAAAAGTTTCTTTCTCTATATAATTCAAAGTTAATATACATAACTCCACAATTATATGATATTCTATTATAATCTTCTTGTTTTATTTTTAATTTATTCATTAGCTCTACGTCAAATATTGCAATAAATCTATCATAACTTTTTTCGAATGTGTGTTTTTTATGTGTTGTTGTATCATTAATAGCACCAATTACATTATCGCCAAAATCAATAGAAAATATTTCTTCAATATTACCATTAAATAATATATCAAGATCCAAATATAATCCTGTCTTTACATCCGGAAATAAATAACTAATATAGAATCTACTCCAGTTACCAATATTAATAAATGTACCTTTGGCACACTTTGCATTAGTAGGATATCGTTTGTCTAGAATTTTACAGTAACCGTTTACCAATTCAACAAGTTCAATTGGTGGTACGAATTCTTTAATAACTAAATTAAAATTTTTTGATACTTTGTCAGCAACAGTAATAATTATATTCTTAAACTCGTCAAATGTTAATTTATCTAATGTTATAATAAAATGAATATTATATTTATGGGGTTTATTACATTTTATAAATGAATTTAATACATATTTTAAACATGGTATATAATTTTCATCTAGACAGAAAAATATATTATGTCTATTATTTATTGTGCTCATATATAAATTAATAATAGATACAATTAATTAAATTAAACGAATATAATTACATATTCATAATATGATAAAAATAATGTATATAATTATTATACTCCCAATGAGGATATTTACCTTTAAAATGAATAATAATACCTTCGTCAATATTACTTTGTAATTTAAATTTATAATATTCTCTGTCAGTGTGAATTTTATGGTTAAAAATAAAATTATATTTTTTAGGTAATAATATATAATCATCTATAATTAAATTTTGTATACCTTGAGTTCCTCTAAATAATTTCTTTTTACTTTCAATTGAAGTTTTAAGCAATTCTAACACTTGATTTAATATGTTTTTTTTTCGATATTGTACAAAATTAAATAACATTACTCCACAGTTATAATTACCAAGTGCGGTATTATCACTATTTGATATATCCAATCCTGATTGCATATTATCCTTAACATTATGTGCCGCCAGAACCTTTGTTTTAAGTTTAATATTAAAAAGTTTTTCTATATTGCCTGTAAATAAAATATCCAAATCTAAATATAATCCTTTTTTAATTAATGGGAATAATTCACTAATATAGAATCTACTCCAATTACCTATATTGTAAAATATATGCATTTTATCTTGTTTTGCTTTTCCATATTTTTCTTGGGCTCTAGATTCTATATATTCATTTAATATAAGACAATAGTCTTTTAATAAACTAACAAATTCATCTGATGGTATAAATTCTTTTATATTTATATTGAATTCAACTGATATATCATTTAATATATCATTAATACATTTACTAAAGTTTTTAAATGACATTTCCGTTCTTGTTATTACAAAATTAATAATAAATTTTTTTGGATTATTAAATTTTATAAATGTTTCAAAAACATAATACAAACTTGGTATATAATTTTCGTCTAAACAAAAGAATAGATTATATCTGTCACTTTTTTTCATATATATATATAAAATATTTTAATAAAAAATAATCTGACTAATATGTTTGCGATGCACTTATTAATCATGAACTTGTAAATATATTTAATTTATATAAAAATAAATCTCCATTAAATATATATGGAAACTATAATATATAATATCGACTCACAAAATAGAAATACTACCCATTATCCAAATAGTAATAACTTTACTTATTCGGAAACCAGTACGGGTAACACCACCCCATTTGTTGAAAAAAATGTGACTGAAATGAAAATAACAAGTATGGAACTATCTAATACTACCCATTTCATTACCGCTGATAGAGGTAATAATACATTTACATATGGTGGAACAACAAAAACTGTAGCAGATGGTTCTTATACTAGAACAGAATTGATTGTTCAATTAAATACCCATGTTGGTTCTGAATTTAGTTATTCATCAACTACTGGTAAAGTAACTATAACATATTCAGCAACTGCCATAGTATTTCCAGCAAATACTGTTGATACAGATTATAATGCACTTGGAACTATATTAGGATTTGCGTTAGCTACTACATATTCATCAACTACAATTGCTACTAATGTAATGAAATTACCTCAAGAAACTTATTTTTTTCTGAAAATTAATAATTTAGGTAATATTACTTATAAAAATAGAAAATATTTTACCAAACTATATGTTGATTATGGACAAAGAGTTGTTAGTGATGATGAATTAAATCGTGGAGCACAAATCAGACACATTCAATCCGATATTATTTTTAATCAACCAACAGATATCAATGGATTACAAATTAGTGTAAGAGATAAATTCGATAACCTACTTGAGTTAAATGGTAGTGACTTTTCTTTTACCTTAGAAATAACTGTTATATCAAACAGTATCCTTAAAAACTATAATGAAATGTTTACGTTCTCAGAAACTGTAATGCAACGTATGTTAAATGCTAAAATGTTATCATGGTATGAAAAAGAATTAAATGAAACACAACCAACTACTTTGGCTACTAACTATAATTCAAATATGGTTACATTAAATAATCAACAAGAATATAATCCAGCAGGAAATAGAATGAATTATAATTATGATGGTTTTATTAAAAATAATTAATCAATACATGATAATGAATTATACTATCCACACTTTTATTTACTTCTGAATTTTCAAAATAAATATACATTTTCCCTTTCAATAATAATTGTAAATAATTATATATTGTTTCATATGATATTTTGTATTTAGGATTAACCCAGAGTAAATAATGGTTTACTTCTTTAATATCATATGGGAATTGGTTTTTACAAAAATACATTATATTATCTTTAATAATATGATTTATAATATATTCTTTTATTGTGATATTATTTTTTTCTAAATATATTAGATAGTTATCATATTCTTTTTGTATATGTGGCACGCGATGATATTTAATATGATTAATAAAAGGTTTGGTAAATATTGATGATACTTTGAGAACCATACTAAAATAGATTGATATAAATATTATTACAATCTTGATTACATTGCTTTTATCGTTAGTAATTTTTTTATTTTATATTTAACTATAAAATGATATTACATGAATATATATCACAAAACAAAATAACCCAAATATATAGCAAAACAAATATTGTATATTTTAAAGATTTAAATAACTATATAAATTTAACAAAGAATACTATTTTTATTTGTGAAAATGATTTTGATGTTCAATTATTAAATATTCATCAAGGGAAAAAATTTGTTTTTATACTTGACATAGACAATTATTTGTTTGTTAAAAATAATATAAACATCTATGAAATGAATGAACTATTATGTGATTCTATTGAAATATATGAACTAACAAAAAATGATAATTTTGAATGTATTAATATAAAATCTAAAATATCTAACTATGAACAAATTATAAAGGTAAATACTGATAAAAAAATTTTATATTTAATATTAGCATCAACCAGAACAGATTATATTGAACGTTATGTTAAATTACAAGAATATTTAAAAACCTTTGATATTGACTATTTAATATTACTTGGAAATCATAACTGTGTTGAAAAAAAAGATCATATTTTATATACTAATATTAAAGAGTATTATGAAAATATACCTACTAAAATAATTACAGGTTTAGAATGGATTTATTATAATACCTTATACTCGCACATATATAAAGTGGATGATGATTTTTTTGCACTAAATATTAATAATAGCGAAGAGATATACAATTATGATTATTATGGTAATTATATTATAAAAAAACTAATTAGAACATATCATTTTAATAAATGTAATGATAAAGAACTAAATAAGTCAGAATATGATGGTAAATTTATATATAATTATGCAAGTGGTGGTTATGGATATATCTTATCACGAAAAGCTATTTTTATTTTACTTCAAAATAAAAACTATATTTGTAAAGAAATGTACGAAGATAAAGCAATAGGCGATGTATTATATACAAATAATATAATAATTAATAGTACAAATTATTACAAACTAAATTATAAGATACCAAATATAACAAAAAAATCTAATATAATATCCGATATTAAACTAAATAAAAAAATTGCTGTAATACTATTTCATAAAAATTTAACAAGACTTTACAAGCCTGAATGGATTAATAAATGTGTAACTAGTATAACTAATCAATCTTTTCAAAATTTTGATATATTTGAGATGAATTATGGTAATGATTCATACTCTATATTTAATAATATTAATATAACTCATACTCATTACTTTTTTCGAAAAGACTATAATACCCACATAGAAGCAATGTTATTTTTATTAAATAAATGTTTTAGTGAATTAAATTATGATATTGTGTTTAACACTAATTTAGATGATTATTATACAACCGATAGATTTGAAACACAAATTACTTGCATTGATAAAGGTTATCTTTTATGTTCATCATTAATGAATTATATTACTGAAAAATTCGAGGGTGTAGATAAAATAATAAAAGTATGGGATATTGATACTTTTAGTATAAAAGGAGAATATGGATTATATATTGATACAAATAAAATAAAGGAACACTTAAATAAAAACCATAATATAATAAATCATTCTTGTGTATGTTATACTAGAAAATTTTGGGAGTCTTATGATAAAAATAATAATTTATTAAGATATCGTGATGATAAACCATATGAAGATTTAAGTTTATGGCAGAGAGCAATTAATAATAATATACCAATAACTATGATTAACAAACATCTAATCCAATATCGAATTCATGAAAATCAAATAGGTGAACAACAAAAAATAGATTATAAAAATGAAAATATTGATGGGGATTTTAAATCAAACCTCAATATTGAAAAAAAACGTATTGGTATTTTTTGTATAGGTACAGGTAATTATATAAATTATTTAGA